CCACGCGCTTGCACTTGCAGCTTTTCCAGCAGTGGACGCAGGCGGGCCATGTGCTCTAAGCGCTCCTCAACGGGCGTGACACGACGCTCTCCATTTGAAAGCACCGCCTCCTGTGGAGGAACCAGGCTTTTCACTTCAGGCGGCCAGTCCTTGATCTCTGCATCGATTTGCGCGTTCATCGTCGAAGCCAGTCTTGTGTAACTTTCAGCGATGGGCTCAAGTTCCTTGACGCGTGCTTCGTGCTTCTCTGCCAGCGCCTTGAATTCGCCCTGCTCCTTCAAGCGTGCAGCCTCTGCCTCAGCTTTGGCTTTGGCCTCGGCTTTCCTGAGCTTGTTAGCCTCTTCAGCTTCATCACGCAAACGCTTGATATAGTCCTGAATATCAGGCGGCAAACTGGTAATAGCTGTCTGTTGGGATTGTCCGCTCGCGGGTGTCGTCTGACTTTGCGACGGTGGGGGCGTCTGCCCCGGAGGATTCTGTATGGTGGGCGTCCGCCCTGGTGGATCCCCACTTGCGGGCGTCTGCCCTGCTAGTGGAGTATTCGGGTTCGTTGTCATAAGTATAACTGTCCTTTCATCCTGATGTCAAGATGTCCTTGTGTCAGGAGTACTATTTCTTGCCGCTCTTTGGCATAGATTTCTGCTGTTGTGGCGTGCCTGTTTTCGCCTTGCCCTGCCTGACCGGCGTCCCCTTCACAAAGCGGCCAGTGGACGGGTGTCGCGGTTGTACTTGTTTCATGTGGTTTCCTCATTCCGTAGTGTGGATATGCGCTCTAATTGATTCTCGATACTGTAGACATGCGTTCCATCCTCAAGCACGATATGATATTGCCAGGGAGCGGTGGGACCCTCTGGTATATCCTCTGGATTAAAAGCACTTTCTAGTGCTAGGCCGATGACCCTTCCCTGAAGAGGTTTTTCCCATTTCGTCCACACACCGATAATGCCAGAAACAAGCATCTGCTCGCCAATGTGAAACGCCGGGTTACTTGATGATTCGATAATCCATCCCATGGAGTGCTCCTCACTTTTTCCAATGCCTGATGACATCAACTATCTCGACAAGTAAGATAGCCGCAACCAGCAACGTTTCGATCATCTTTCCATCTTTCTGAGTTGCGCGTAAAATGCCCGGTCTTCATCAGGCATATGCTCTTCGATCTTGACCGCGCTCCATTCGTGCATATGCGGGTGATAGTGCGGGAGCAGCGGCCAGGTATCGCCATGGCGGATATAGATAAAGCTCCCGGCGTTAGCAACGGTTGCGAGCTTTGCCCCGTTGGTGCGCAGGTGACGCAAGAAATCAGCATCTTCCCCCGTTGTCTTGTTGGGATGCATCGCATGCATCCCCCACAGCGCTTTGCGGTACATCATGGCCCCGGTGACGACGCCGCCATAAAAGATCTCGCTACGCAGGGACGATGAACATTTCCAGGCCGTCCAATCGACGATGTTAAACACCACGTCCATCTCGACGCCAACAATATCAGCCTTTCCCTGTAAGATCGGCTGTACCTGGTGAGTCAGGCGATGAGGCGCAAAGTAATCGTCGTCATCGAAGTGGCAAATCACTTCACCATTAGCGAGCGAGCACGCGATATTGCACTTCGTGCCGAGGCTGCATCGTTCCGAGAGACTGATGTAGCAGATATTCAGGTGGGTCGGCAAGATATCGATGATCGTGTCCGTCCCGTCATCGACGATGATCAGCTCTTTGTGCGGGTAGTCCTGCCGCTCGAAGTATTTGAGCGCTTGCGGGATGAACTCGCGTCGGTTGTACGTGGGCATGATGGCTGATATGAGCATGCTACCTATGCCTCTTTCGTCTCATGATGTAAAAGCCCTGCTTTGGGTCATCAGTGGAACGTGGAGGTGTTCCGTCTGAAGAGACATAGAGACCTGACGACTTCGACCAAACCAGGTAACGATATACCTTGAATGGATAGAGTTTACCTAACTTCATTTGCCAACCCCAGCCAAAGAAAGTGAAGAGGTGCCCAAGTAGGGAGACGGGAAAAGGCGGCATAAAGATTGATCTATCGTAAGAGTTACGGAATTGCCATCCTTCCCCGTTCGCCTTCTCCCAGCCGCCAATCCAGATAAGCCACTGACGACACCGCTTCCAGAGGCTGCGTTCATCGATGTACCAATATTCACCGTTATACTCAAGCGTTTTCATTTCTTCTTCTTCTTTTTCGTACCCAGGACTCTATGCGCCCGCGCTCGCACTTTGGCCTTCTGCAACGGTGTGAGAGGCGGGCGAGCCTGATCAATGCGCGCCAATGCTGCTCTAGCGTGTGCCTTATCCGGGATAGGGTACTTGGGCTCGCCCTTGACGACGACTGTCGCGCTTGCTCTGCGCGCTGCTGCTTTCAGAACTGCCATGGATGGTTTCCTTTCTTGTCGAAACACAGGACTATTTCAAGTCACCGACCTGTTTCCAGGTGATCGTTGATAGGTGGTTGTTCGCGATTGCCCACGTATGCACGTCATCCTTGACAAATCTTTGCCTATCAACTCGCATGTTCTGTACTACCGTTACTGTCATATGCGGGCCGGGTTTCTGTTTTACCCACCCGTTCTCATACCCATCTGGAAGTATCTCACGAGAAAAGTAGAGGTCAGTGATCTCACCCGGAGATGAGATTTGTGAGAGAATCCAGTCACGAACGACAGGTGGACATGCCTCAAGTTGACGCTCTATCGAATCTGACATTAATTCCCTCCTTGTCCTGTGACCGCGGGAATCACTGCACCCTGCGCGAGGGCCTGCTCATCCTGTTTTCGGGCGACTGCGGCCTCTGCTAACACAATTTGCTGCTGGGCATCACTGAGTAGGGCGATCTTGTCCTCCGTCCAGCCCGCCTCCCGCAAAACGAACTCTGCCGGCACACCTGCCTGGTGAGCGGCGGCCACGCCGCGCCACATCTGTTCATTCTCCATGGCAATCTCTTGCCGTGTTGGCTTCAGGAGTTCACGCGGCATAATCGCCATGTCCAGGTCGCCTTGCTCATAGCTGCCCAAATCGAAGGGCAAGAACTTCTGCTGCTGGCGGTTGAGTCGTCCCCAGGCGCCGCTACTTGCACGAAAGCCCGCCATGGCTATCGCCATCTGGAAGAGCTTGATGTTGGCCTGGTCGTAGTTGGCGGCGGCCTCTGAGAAGCGCGTATTCACGTCACCCACGAGACGCGACGCTGCAGGGCCGGTGACTTGCGACATGGCCCTGAGTTCCTTGTAGAACGTGAGTTCGGGGTGGTCTTCCTCAATCTCCTTTTGCAGCGTCGTCATGTAGGCAGCAGCAGCAGAAAGATCGAGATTGCCGATAAGCGGCACGACCGTCGTTCCTTGTGGTACACGAAGGAGGAACGCAGATTCCTTGTCACCAGACGGGCCCGACTGGCTCTCAGTCGGGCCGCGTTTTGGCGTGTCGAAGAGCTTATCCATGTTGTTGACCGGGGGCATAGCCAGGAGAGCAGGTGCACCAATAACCTTGTGGATTTGATCGTGGACGTGTGAGGCAAGCCCGTTCAATTCGTCGATTTTGCCGAAAGAGCCAGCAATAGCAGGGGAACCGTGGTCGCCGCCATTGTCAGAGTGCTTCACCCACACCGCCGGCACGAAACCGTAGGGATTGTCCACAACTGTACCGGAGCCGTAGTCGAAGGGCTCGCCATTCCTGAAGTAGCGGAAGGCTTCGACGTCTACCTGCTTTTCGTAGAGGTATGCCCCCTCCTCATCGTTATTGGCTTCGTAGCGCAGGGCATAGGCCTTGACGTTGCCGGCGTTGTCCAGTTCCAGGTCATAGATGAAGCCCGGCCAGATGATGTCGGCGCTAATCCTGCCGCGTTCGATGTCATCGACAGCTTCGATGAGCACAGAGCCGAGCGCCGCGCCGTAACGCACGTGCACCGACTTCTTGGCCTGCCAGTTCCACCACTGCCACAGCTGGGCCACGGCGTCCTTCAAGCGCTTATCCATATCGTCGGCAAAGGGCATGGCGAGCGGCACGCCATCAGGCAGCTTGCTTCCGTCTTCTGAGAGCACACCTGGGTAGACCTGACCGGCATAGAAGTCCACCAGGCGTTTCGTCGGGTTGTAAATCATCCTGATGTCTCTATAGAGGTTGTAGTTGGAGCGGTAGACTTGCCACGGGTTGTAGAGGCCCCACGGTTGGAGGTTGTGCACCAGGCGCGGCAATTTCTCAAACATGGAATTGTTGTAGTACGCCCACAAGAGATGATATTGCATGGCGCGGTTGACGAAGTTCTGTTCTTGATACGAGGTTTCCGGGTCCTCGTAGACACGCCGCGCCGCTTGTAGGCCAGTATTCCAGCCGGTCGAGAGTGCTTGCATCATGGTACCAAACCATCCCATTTGTTCTTACACCTGACGATGGCGCATCCGATAGATGGCCAATGCGATAGAGTCTCGAAACGCCAAATAATAGAAAATGCAAAAGGCACGCGGCAATCTCTTGAAGAAATGCCAATCTGAATAGCCCTGCATATACGATCTACTCACTCGATAAAACCGGATAGGCCCCCACATAAAAATCCTCCTCTAGCCTTTGTAGGCATACAATTCGCTCACAATAGACTCGTCTATCGCCTCGACTCTGCCCAGTTGCTTGATGACAATACAAATCTGGCTGAAATTGTCTACCTGGTCATCGTGTTCCGCCTTGGGAAACTTGTAAATCTCGTCGCGCCACGCTTCTAGCCAGGAGGCATGCGCCAGGAAGTAGACGTTGCCGATACGCATCTGAATCGATGCACCGCCCGCACGCAGCACCTTGTCACCCACCGGGTGAAATTCCAGGCACGGCACGCCCTTTTCTAGCAGAAATTGCCCAAGAGCCGACTGATAGGCCACGTCCTCAAACCAGAAAGCCTGGAAGCGCCCGTTGACATAGGCGAGGTAGATTTTGTAGCCTTCCTCCACCTGTTTAGGAATGGTGAGATGGTCGCGAAATACATAGAGCAGGAGCACCTCCAGGCGCGGCGTCACGGCCCACACACAGAAGACAGTGAAGTCGTTCTGCTCTTTGGCCTTGGCCGCTACATCCGAGGTCATGTGAAGCGAGCACTGCGCTATCGGCACAGCACGGATACCGTCCGGCATGTGCAGGAGGTAGCATTCGGACTGGTAATCAATGGTGAAGAGGCGCTCGTGCTCTTGCTTGAAAACATAGCCACCAGGTGGGATTGGACGCTGGCCATACAAGGCAGAGTACTCAAGCGGGCCATGCCGACGTTTGGCCCGTTCGATCACCTCTTGCGGGAAACGCGCTTGCCAGAGAAGTTCACCCTCTTCTTTTCGCGGATCAGCGCCTTTCCAGGCGTATTCCTTGTCTGAAGCAGATACCACAGGCGTGCTACATGCGGTAGAAGGCTCATACTCAGCAGGGAGATTGAGATGCACCCATTCGCCATCGTTGGTTTCTAAGATATGACCGCTCACATCATGCTCGTGAATGCGGTGGCTAACAACGACGATAGCGCCGGACTGCTGATCATTCAAGCGAGTTGAAAAGGTGTGAACAAACCAGTCAATCGCCGTCAAGCGTTTGGCGTCGCTCTCCTTTTCGTCGATATTATGCGGATCGTCCAAAATGAGGATATCCCCGCCTTCCCCAGTTGCGCTAGAGCCAACAGAAACGGCCATGCGATAGCCAAGTTCGCTGGTCTCAAATTTGATCTTGGCGTCTTGATCGCGCACAATGCGTACGCGCTGGTTGTAGCGCGATTGGAACCAGGGTGACTTGATAACGCGACGCGTTTTGAGATTGTCACGGGTCGCCAGATTCATGGCATAGGAAGCACAGAGGAGACGAATAGCGGGATTGTTGAGAAGAAGCCACGCTGACCAGAGCGCGCTAATGAGTGAAGACTTACCATGCCTGGGCGGCATATTGACCAGGAGCCGCTTGATCTGGCCATTTGAAACAGCGGTCAGATGATCGGCAATAGCATCGAGATGCCAGCCAGGGACAAACGAACGGCCTGGTTCGATGATTGGCCAGGCTAGTGGCACGAACAGTCTGAAGTTGAACCTGGCATCGTAGGCGTCGTATGTTTCAAGCGCAGAGAGCGTTTCGGGCGGCCTAACAAGTGTGAGCATTAGCCTGTCCTCTCTTGTTGCCGCGCATCCTCAACGAGGAGACGCCGAATCTCTTGCCGTGTGGAAGGTGAGAGCTTTTCGAGTGGGATAACCAGGCCCTCTTTTGACTCCGGTTCTTGCGGCGCAGTTTGGAGGACTTTCACATATTGCGCTAAAGCATCACTGAGTGATTTGTGATCTCTGACTTCTAGTATGGTGTCGCTTTGCAAATGCTGTGCTAATTGGTGCAAGCCAATGCGAGCAATGGATACAGCATCGTCAGGGACGGGCAACTGCAACAGCTTAGGGGGTGGGGGTATCCTGTCCGCTGTCCGCTGTCCGCTGTCCGCTGTCCGCTCTTTGGTGTTATCCCACTGCTCGCTAAACTTTCTCTCACCAATAACCGACTTTGAGATACCGTACTTAGTAGCAAGTTGGCGGAGAGTTGTTCCCCCTGCTTCGTAGTCCTGTCTAATTTGTTGCCATTTCACATCGCTCATGCTGACATCCCCTTGTTCATCCTCCTCAGAAATATTTTCCAAGCTTCTTCAGCACAGGCTATTGCATCGGT